GGAGTAATTGTATCTGGAGGAAGCCCATTACCATCTTGTCCAGCAGGAGCAAGTACGCGATTAGGCTTTGCAAGCACCTGAAGCCCCGCAGGAGCCTCTGTGTTTGTATATCGGAACACCATCGGAGGAATAGAAGGGATGGGCTGTACGGTCATAAAAAGATGCTCGTTCTCTCCGAGCCGTCACACCACTAAGCAGGTGTCGCTAACTAAAACTAAGAGCTAAAGTCAAATTTGCCGAGACCCAGAGGGTTCCCAACAACAAGACCAGCAACAGCTTCAATCAAGCGGGCAGGGCCAGCACCGTAATCGGGAAGCGCAGTCACGTTAGCAACATTGCCGCCATAACGAACTTCAAGCAAGTTCATATCAAGCACAAGCCCTTTATAGGGAGTGTTTGTCAGCGTTCCAGTGTTTCCAGAATACGTTACCGTATTCATAAACACCGTAGGATGCAAGCGAACCGTACCAAAGTCGCCTTGAAATACATCAAGAGACTGAATAAACGTATCCGCAGCGGCATCACGCTGGAAGGTCTGAACCTTGGTAGCGCCAGCAGCAAGCGTATTTGTTGCATTGCTAACAGTTGTCAAAGCGGTCGTGCCAAGCAAGTTGGTAAACGCACGCTTCAAGTCAACGCCAACAATACAGTCAAACGACTTGTACTGACCAGTCTGAGCAAACACGGATTTGAGCAATCCCTGAACAATAGAATCCGTCAACGTAGTGCCGCTCAAAGCCTGACCCGATCCAACAATAGAGTCAGAAGGAGTTACAAACGAAGGCGTTTTATCAGTAGTATCAAGTGTGGGAAGACCCGTTCCAACCGTAGTGCCGCCAATCCATTTCTGGACGCCAGCAGTAAGATAAGGAGCAGATCCAGTGTCAGGCTGACCAGTCTGGTTGGACGTAAAAGTCGTTTCCATATCGCGCTTTAGGCCAGTAATAGCCTTAGCTACGTTATCTGCTAGCTCATCACGAATACCTGCCACATCGGCAATATCCTGAGTCAGCTTAGAAACACGGACAACACGACGGAAAATCTGGGCGTAATTGCCAAGTTCTTTCCGATACCCATCAACATAGTTGTTGTAGGTTGTTACGTCTGTACCGTCAATCGTTCCGCCCGCAATTGGGGTAGGAAGAGAGTCGGCCTGCCAGCGGAAATACATATTTCCGGGCTTGCTGCCTTTGCGGGCCATCGACGTAAAAGGAGTATCCTTTGCGTCAACAAGCGCAATCATGTCCATCAAATCCTCGCGTTTACCGCGACCACTAAGCTGGGGTTCTGTAAGAAGTGCCATAAAAATAATCTAAATGAGGTTACACTGTTGGGCTAAACAAAGCCCATTGCTTTAACATAATCGGTTACAGCATCCCGATCAGAATTCCGCGCTGCGAATTTCTGTTTTGCTGAACGAAGGTCATCTCCACTTGTTTTGGCTGGAAGGCTTCTAACCCCGGGTTGCGGTGGAGCTTTTTTAATGGGAACAGATGAAGTCTTTTTTGACTTCATTTCTGTATAAGATTTCATCCCAAGAACAACTAATCCGGCAACGTGCTTATAGTCTGCCCTACGCTTTTTAAGCTCAGGAAATTCTTTAAGTACCATTTGGGCGGCTTTGTATTCTTCAGTTTCAGGCTTATCCCACCAACTAAAATCCAACTTAACTTGAGTTTCTGCTTGTTCATTACTCAGGATATATTGAGACCTTTCGGGTAACTCAAGTTCCTTCCTTCGTAATGCTGAATGTTTCATCTCAAGAACTTCATCCATATCTAGTTCGACTTGCCTTCCCTTGAAATCAATCGTTCCACCATTTGGATTACGTTCACACCAGAGTAAAACTTCAATAGAATCTTTGTAGGCTTTCCTAATCTCATCTTGAGTATTTAGGGAGTTTACAAAGTCAGATACATCAACTTGTTGTGAAGGAGTTGAATTACGAACTGTATTTAGTTCGTTTTCCAGCTTCTCCAATTTAAGTTTTTGCTCTTCCAGTTTAGATTCGGCGCTTTTACGAGCAGCAACTAATTTGTTGATGCGCTTTTGGACGCCTCGGTTAAGAGTGCTTTCTTCAGCAATATCGGATTCAGATTCATCAGATTCATCCTGAATATCTTCACTTGAAGCTTCGGGAGATTCCAATTCCTCTTCCTGCTGCCCCTTTTGAGCGGGGGACGCTTCCTCCTCGTTAAGGAAACTAGACTTTAATAGCTCAGAGAGACTATATTGATCTAAAAGACCGAGTTTTTCAGCAACGGGGTTACTTTCTGCCTCCTGACCCGAAGTATCAGGCTGTGTATCGTTTTCATTCATGCGTTAAGGTCGCAAGTCCTATTGTTTTTCATCCCAGTAACGCTGGGAAGTCCGTTAATAGCATTAATTGCCAAAATTTATTCATCTGTCAATCCATTTAATCGTTTGGCTTCATTCCTTAGATTAACAAGAATAGACATGGCCATATTGACCCCGTCAGCTTGACCGCAAGCATGAATACGTTCTTCGCCTTTTGGGTTTGAACTAATTGCATATAAGAATAGTGATTCTTGAGATTCTTGAAGTGCTTTAAGTACCTCAGTATAAACAATATTATCCCCGTAAAAGCCAAATGCCGATAGTTGATCTTGGGTCATGTTATTGTTGGATTGGGCTAACTCCAATGCGTCCAATCTGGGCATTCTCTTGCTGGGATACGCTCATTTGAAGGCTCTTAACGTAGTTCTGGAACAATTGCTGGAAGTTCTGATCTCCCTGAAGCGCCTGTTGCGCTTTCTGGTTAGCTTGAATAATTTGCTGCGCGTATTGGAGCTTGGTTTTGGCTGTTGGATCGTTTTCTTGATACAAAGCCTCGTTTCCAAGGAGCATCATACCAATATCCGTCTGAACGTCCTTAAACATCTTCTGGCTGGCACCAGCTTGATCAACAATAAGTTCTTTTGCCATCTCAGGAGCAATAGCCTGAATCATCATTTGAATAAGCCTATTATTATCAAGCACTCCGCCTGAATCTAACTGTTTAATCTTTGTTAGGAAATCAACCTTTTGAGCAATGTACTCTTTGTCCAAAGACATAACATCAAATCGGATGTTGATGTCAAATTCATCGTGAATTGCTGACAAATTAGTAGGAAGTTGAGCTTTTGTGATAGCAAATATCTCTTCTTCGCTCATGTATTGGCAACAAAGCGCAAACATTTGCTTAAACACAGAACGCCATGATAGTAGCCATGAGTTTACCAAGGCCTGCTGCGCAAGCTGAGTTCTAGGAGGCTCAACTAATGCATTTGGTGTCCCAAAATAGGAGGCATGATGTGATTCTACTCTGGCAATAAGATTAAATGCTACCGTAGGTTCCCGTGCTGGGGGCTCCATAAACGTGTAATCATTAATATTAGTCACCGGCAAATGCACGCCGGGGCCAACCTTATTAATGACGCCAACACGTTTTACGACCTTGATTGGTGGGAGCGTGGAGAACGCGGTATGATCTCGAATTGAATCGTGCTGGGCTTTGATTTCATCCTGATCCGTAGACGCCAATTCTGGAATCCCGCGAGTGTCAGTAATCGCCCGTCGAAGTTGTTCTCTGCGGAACTCAACAAACGGATACTCCCCGTGAGCATAGTCCAACCGTTCGTGGATTGCCCAAGAAGAAGTGTCGTCCTTACGATTTGAGGCAGCCTGCGGGCAAAATACAGTGTAGTAGATTGCTGGAGCGTCTCCATCAAGAGATTTTGTGTAAGCATATACAACCTCTACCATGTTCATGTAGTTTACACCGTTGTAAATCAACATTGTAGTGGTTGGGAGCAAGTTGATGTTGTAAAAAGTACTACTTTTACCTAGTTGCTGGAGGGCGCGATCAACCCAGTCTGGATTCCATCCCTCGGTTGTAATCTTCTCCCTGAGCTCCACCTCTGACATCCATGTCCTCCTAAATATAACGCGACTACGCTGTAGATCAGCAGTCTCTGGCGGGAAGATAATTTCATCCCACGGTTTAAGGGCGACGATTTCGGGGAGGTTTTTGCTGACGTATTCTTCATCATATGAAGTTTCTCCTGTTTTTCCCAGCTCCCTTACCATCCTCTTTGCTTCGCTCTGTGTAATACTAGGGATTGAGTTTTGAATGATAAGCTCAGCCTCTTCTGGCGCAGTCATAATCAACTGAGGCAATTGCGCCAATAATTGACTTCCAGAACTTTGAGCCAATTGAGCAACTTGCTCCATTGTAATTGGTTGAGTCCGTTTACTGATATTCTGCTGCCATCCTACAAAATAAGCAGTCCATCCATACTGCATTGCGTACTGAGCGCCTAGCATTGCCTCTTTATAGAGTTGCTGCGGCATTTTGGTGTCCCTTACCCAGTGAAGAAGCGTTGTGGCAACCCCGCCAAGAGGCATGGTTGTCATGTTATTGCCATCAGCCCGAATCTCAGCCTTTTGAAACGCGCTAACCAAAAGGTTGGATAACTCGTTACAAGTTGAGTCAATAAGCCTATTCCTTACATCAGATGCCCCCTCAAATGGCATTGCCATCTGCCCTTCTCCGCGATTTTCACTGTGCTTTTTGCCATCTTCAGACTGTCCGGGCCAACGACAAAAGCGGATATTATCAAACTTTGTAACCAAATTACCCTGACTGGAGTTGACCATGCTTCGGTTATACTCGCCCAAAAGCTCTCCAATATGGGGAGTATCAGAAGCAATTGCCAGCAGGTCTGTTTTGGTATTTGGCATAAATCAATAACTAAAGGGTTTGCTCAGCTTGCTCCATTCCTTTGAGTACTGAGATGTATTAATGTGTTTGGGCTGCATCGCAATTAAATAGCCAAGAGCATCTACTGGATCTTTGCAAGCTCCCTTTTGTCCATCATGCCCAGTCCATTCTTTAATTGAAAAGATTAAATTACGACAATCTTCATGAACCATCAGCTTTGGATGATTCTTGCCCCTTTCCATAGGATGCTCCCTGTCGTGGCAAAGTAAATCGTTAATCATAAATACTCGCTCGTCAATATTCATTGATGCCGCAGGAATAAAATACAGAGGATTAGTTGCATCAGCCAGCATATCCACAATGGTGGTTCCGCCTTCCTTGGATACAGCTTCCGTTCCTGCGCTTCTGGGATCTATGTAACGCTCTGCAACCTCTTCCATCTTGTCGTCATGCTCCTCTAACGACCAGATTAGCTCTGAGTACTCATTAACCCCCCTGCCTGCTCCTGACCTCTGGGCTGGCCCCGGTTTCCCATCTGGCTTGTCTCCGGCAAGCGCCCATTCCCCATAACTTTCATCGGGCCATTCTCTGTATACCCAGATAACTCCATCCTCATCTACTCTAGCCCAAAGCATAAACCAGTTTCGTGCTCCAGCCGGATCTACCACCATGTAATTGGTTCCAGATTTAACGACACTAGTTACAGGTTCCGTAAATATGTTGTAGTCATCAAAGAAAGGAAACTGACTACCAGCAGTTTTGTCAGCCCAGCCATAAGCTCGGATCTTAATCTCATGGGACGATCTTCCCTTGAGCTGCTGCTTCATTCGTTCCCAGTTATTGTAGGGATTCAATTTTGAATGAAACCAAATACAGGAATGTCTGCCATAAGCATCTTCTGCTGTATATGGCATATTTCCCTCAGGAACATTTAATACATTAATATGAGGAAGAAGTTCGGATTCTTTCCAAGTTTTAATTTTACTTGATGTAATGTATTCCTTAACAACTTGGGTATACCCTTGAATAGGAGTAAAAGTTACAAGCAACTTTCCATTTCTTGTGACAAGACGGTACTTGAGCGTTTCCAGCCAATCTGAAGGAACAAGTTCATCGCACCAAACGATGTCAACTTCTCCCCCTTCAATAACTTTAATATCCTGACTGTAGTTAAGAAACCAAACTTGATTACCCTGATATACAGCAGTGTTATCTGTAAACCCATTCTTCTGAGTCCAACTTAGCGCACATTGATTACTTCGTTTTGCGGCCTTAAGTTCAGAGGGAAGATATTTGTAAAACGCTTTCTGTTGAACCGCAACACTTGTCATGTTGGTGGTATGTAGGCACCAGATGTTCAACCCACGCTTCTGGCATCTTTCTTTTAGCCAATCTGGCAAATCCATATCTGCCCCCACAAAAGCCTGAACGCATCGCTTTGCGGCATATTCTGTTTTAGATGCTCGGTTGCCTCCAAGAATTACAAGTTCACTAAACTTATCAAGTAACCCGTCTCCATCCTTCCAAGAATCAAACTCAACCCCATATCTAAATGGGTCTGTGCCCTCCGCCCTCACCCTTTGCTCTCTTTTTAAGAGTAGCCGCATGGTTTCCTCTGGGCCAATGTTGTGCATCATTAGCGCCCTTTCGTCAGCAGACGGCGCTGGAATGATGGGATGATCAGACAACGGCAGCTTTAAAATCTTTTCAATTAATGCGTTTTTTTGCGTCTCGATTGTTGACATCTTGATTAGAGTATGGCATTTTTCCCTTGCTGGTCAACATAGATCAGCCGCGTACTCCCTGCTGAACCTGAAAACGGATGCACGGACGAAGACATAGTTCCAACTATCCCTCTGGGGTTGGATTAAAAATGGGTGGCGTCCAAGAGCCATCCAGTACTACATGATCGTCTCCGCGATAGAGAGAATGCTAGGCTGAACGGG